AGGCCAGAACGGAATTGCCGCTCCTTTAAACAATACTTCTAAAACGATTCCAAGTGCAATAATTGATACACCTACTTCTGTTAGTTTGTTAGCCCAAGAGCTAACCTTTTCCAAAATGTTCATATTATTAATTTTAATTAGACAAAAAGTAACTGTCTAGACTTGGCATATGCTAATATAAATATCATAAAAAAACCCTCACAAGGAGGGTATATTTAAGTTGTTGATTATCAGCTATTATAATAAGTTTTCTATTTTTTGTTCGTATAAACTTGATGGATTTACCCCTGCTATTCTGTCAGTTATTTCCCCATTTTTTCTGATAATAACCATTGGAATGTTTCTTATTCCTGATGCTTGTGCAGTCTCTTGATCTGCATCCACATCAATGTTTGTAAATACAACCGATGGATATTTTGATTTTAGTGCCTCTATGGTGGGGGCTAACATTTTGCAGGGGCCGCACCAATCAGCATGGTATTTTTGTAATTCTATCATAAGTGTTTAATTTTCAATTAGTTATTAACTCTCGCAAGATATACATTCCAAAATGTTTCGTGAGAATGATTGAGCTGATGACTGACTTTGTTGGTAGTATAAAGTCTTTACGCCTTCTTCCCAAGCATATATATAAAGTTGATTTATGTCCTTTGCAGAAACACTTGGGTGTATCATTAAATTTAAAGATTGTGATTGATCAATGAATTTCTGTCTTTGTGATGCTTGCAAGATTACTTCCTTTGGTGAAATCTCTACAAAACTTTTGAAGACTTCTTTTGTTGGAAAATCTAAGTGTTGTACCGAACCATCATTTCTCAAGATATCATCCCATGTTTCTCTCGTATCTAAACCATACTTTTCAAGTTCAGCTCTTAAAAATGGGTTTTTATATATAGTCTTTGACTTGGCTAAATCCTTTATAAAGTAATTAGACTTGATAGGCTCTATTCCCATACTTACTTGCCCTAAAATAAATGAACTTGACTTCGTTGGTGCTATAGCTACAAGTGTTGTATTAGCAAACCCTTCACGTAGAGATTGGTAACCTTTATTGTCATGTAGCCACTGTGACGCAGCATCGCTTCTTCGTTTTAGAACGCTGAAGATTTCGTGGTTATACTGCTTCGCTCTAAGTGACTCGAACTCTATAAGTTGCGACTGCAAAAACGAGTGGTAACCTAGCACCCCAATGCCAATAGCACGGTGGTCTTTAGCAAAGTTGTGAGCTCGTCTCATACCCGGCAACCCATCAGCCTTAGCAATAAACTCATCCATCACAGCATTCAAAAACTGCGTGTAAACTTCAATAGCATCGGTTTCCTTTATCTCGTTCCAGTGAAGCAGGTTTATAGAGCCTAGACAGCACACGAATGACTCAGTTGATGTTGTGGGTAGCTGAATCTCAGAACATAGATTAGAAGCCGTTATTTCGCCTCCTATGTCTCTGTACGGTGAATTTCTGTTAGAGGTGTCCTTGAACATGATGTATGGGTATCCAACTTGTATTCTTTGTTTGATTACTTTTGCCCATATTTTTCGTTTTTCCTCATTGCCATCAATCATGTCTTTCATCCAAACATCCGTTACAGTAACACCATATTGTAAGTTTTGAATTGGATTACCTTCAGTTCCAATATCCAAAAACTCAAGAATATCTGAATGTTCTACAGGTAGGTATATTGCACATGCTCCACGTCTTGCTTCTGACTGCTTACATGTGTCAACTACAGTATCATAAATTTTGGCGTAATGTACAGGACCATCTGCTGTACCTCCTGTTCTTATATTAGCACCCCTTGGTCTGAGATTACCTAAGTAAGCTGATGTACCTCCACCATACTTACTCATCATTCCTATTTCACGACCAGCATTTAATATACTGTCCATAGTGTCATCTACGTTTGATCCGTAGCAACTGATAGGAAGTCCTTTGTCTTTTCCGAAGTTAATCCAGACAGGAGTGGATAAGCTGTAGAAGCCACGGGACATATAGTCCTCAAACTTCTCAGCAAATCCCTCAATACCCAAGAGCTCTTCAGCACGGTCAGCTATGTTCTTAATTCTATCTTCTGGTGTCTCGCTAATATACCCACGGGACAAAAAGGTTCTAGACTCCTCGTTGAGCCAGTAATACTTTTCGTAATCCATAACTGTTTAAAATATACTGTTTTCTGATACTTCTTGACTAAATTTATTGTAGTCTACCGACCTTTTATTAAAGTCATCATTTTCCTTGGTGGCTTTCAATTCTACATCAAACCATAGAACTTTATCTAGTTCATTAAAATCAACTTTAAAAACATCATCAAAGCCTATAGAATTCAATGATTTGTTAAATCTATTTTTTATGAAGTTCTTGATAGTTTCCTTTTTCAAGAATTCTAATTCACCACTCTCAAAAATCCAATCTAATATTTTACACTCTGCCTCGTATGCTTTTTTGCAAGCTGAAATAATAATGTTATTTAATTCTTTATCAAACCAATGTGGATTCTCTTCTTTAATAATTCTAATAATATTTGCGCCAAAGTTACCATGAATATCTTCTTCCTTGCTTGTAGCAGCAACAACATTAGATATACCTTTGAATAGATTACGCTCTTTGTTAAAAGACATCATAATTAGAAACTGACTAAACAGACTTACATGTTCAATAAACATAGAAAAAAGCAATACTGATTTTGTATACATCCTGTTATCACTGCTTCTTGAACCGTCTAAATATTTTATCAGATAATCCTCTCTATCTTTTATTGCTTTTACATTTCCTAAGTTTTCGAATTCATCAACTAAACCTAGTATCTTGAGCAGGAGTGAGTATGATTGTTTATGTCTTACTTCTGATTCTGCAAATATTCCCCCTACGTCATCAATTTCTGGCTGTGGAAGTCTGTTGTATAGATTACCCCAAAATCTTTTTACTTTAATTTCTATCTGTGAGATAGCTAACATTGTTTTTTTTATGGCTTCTTTTTCCGAAGGCATTACTTTTACTCTAAAATCGTCAATATCGGAGGTGAAATTGAACTCGTGCTTAGTCCAATAACTTTTTTGGATTGCATCACCGTATTGAAGTAACTCTGGATATCTAGATTCAAATTGGTTAGTGTCGGGGGCGAAGATGTCTTTCATTCAGTAAAATTTAATTTGTTAAAAAGGTAAATCATTTAAGTTTTCATCAGTTATTTCTTTTCCAGAACTTTTTAATTGTGCAGACATTTTTGTAAAATCTGCTGAGGAAATTTGTACGTTATTTGGCATGTAATCACTGAGAATAAAACGCCCCATAGATAAGTCAGCATTAACACTAAATGTCTTTTTTGCTGCACCGTATCTATTTTTCATTACGTGCAAAGTTCCTTGATTGTACTCCTCGTCTTCAGTCTTTCTTTGTATAGATATATTCAAATCGGCTTTCGCATTTTTATCGAACGATCCTGCCACTTTATCAGCTGTAAGAATATCTGTTTCCTCACCGCTTCTATTTACTTGACTTGCCGACCAAATTGGTATTTTTAATTCCTGAGCAAGGTTTTTCGTACTAATATAAATAGAGTCGATTTGGTCTTTTGTGTTAGTGAATTTCCTATCACCTTTTAACAAATCTAGGTAGTCAATGAGTATCATATCAACCTTAATTCCCTCGTCTTCAACTTTCTGAATGTGTGATTTTATAGTTTCAATTGATACAGAATTAATAGGATATTCTACAATTCTTAACTTAGATTTTTTTTCAGAAGTGATTTTGTTAACAGTTTCTTTAATTTTGGGTAAATGTGCTTCTGAATTTTCAACTAACTGACCAAATGGTGTTTGCGTTAAGTAGGCATCAAATCTAATTCCAACATAAGCTTCTGTCAGTTCTAAAGTATAATATATTACATTCTTACCTTGAGAGTACGCATGAGCACCTATTGCAACTAAAGACCAAGATTTACCTCCACCAGGAGATGCATATATTATTCCTAAATCACCTGCTCCTAAACCACCAAGTGTTAAATTATTTAACTGTGGCCAAGGTGTGGGTATTGGTTCCCTTTTGTTTTTCTTATAGCGCTCTTCAAATTCGATTTCATACTCTAGACCAGTGTTTCTATCTATGCCTATTTTTTCATTCTCTTGAAGTTGTTGCCTTAGCTTAGTAAGATTTTCACTTTTATTTAACTTGTCTGAATATTCATAAATTATCTTTTTGCCACTATTAACTTTTAATACTTCAACAACGGTATCTCTATACTCCTCAAAATCTTTAGGTTCAATTTCAAGAATCTTTATGACTTCAGATGCATATTCTTGAATTGCCTTGAACTTCCCATCCTTTTGTTTTACTATCCATTTATCCTCAATCAGTTTTTGACGATATAATTCTTTAGGAATAAGTTTTTTGTATTTATCGTAATGCTCAATAAGTTTATCAATTACCCATTTATGTGCATTATGTGGAAAGTAATCAGGACTTAGTACGTCGTATATACTTTTGAAAAAGTTTTTGTTTGTTATTACATGCGATAATAACTTCCTTAAAAATTCTGTTCCGTAATCTTCAAGTTTTTTTTCTTCTACTTTCATGTAACCCTTTTAAATATTCGTAAACGCTTCAAGAGTCTTATCAACGTTT